AAGCTTATGATCTTCTACATATTTTTTTAGTCGAGCTTGCATCCCTTGATATTGATTTATAATAGGTTTAGATGCGATTTCTACTCCAAACTTCACAGTGAACTCCTGAGATACAAATTTTCTTGTTTCCTCGTCAGCTATGTTTATAGAATTAATATAATCTCTAAGAGTTTCTTGTGCTGCTTTTCTCCCCTCCTCTGTAGCAATATTATAAGTCTTCTTAAAATCCGTAGCAAGTTTCTTTATATCCTCTGACATTTCAGTTCTTGTTTTAGTTAACTTGCTTAAAGCTTTGTCGTAATCATTGAAATCAGAAGAATAAGGACGCATTAATTCTCTCAATCCTCCACCACCAGTAGCAGCAGTTTTTCTACCGAGGACATCTAATGCTTTTAATTTCTCAACGGCCGTTCCTGCACTATTTTGTATTGCAACAATCTGCTGTCGGACATCAGGATCTAAATTTTTAGATGTTTGAAGAAAAACATTGAGTTTCCCATTTGCATCAAGCCAAATATTACCCATGCTATTAGCTTGTTTATTATATTCGGCTTGAAGTTCCGATAACTCTGCTGCCCTTTCAATCATTCCTGTACTAAACCAAGATTCTTGCCTCTTTGCTAACCAATTTAAATAATTAGTTTGTTCTAACTTCTTATTAAACTCCTCTTGTGCTTTAGTCAAATCTACAGTACCATCTTTCTGTGTAATAATGCTATTATATACTGTCGGATGATTAATTCTCAATTCTTCTAACAAGGCATTTCGTTTTGCCGAAGATTCGTTGTTTTCTTTTTGAGCTTCTGTGTATTCCTTAGTTCCTTCTTTAAACTGCTGCATTGCAGAAGCAGATTCTTTTATTTTCGCATTATATTCTTTAATTTTAGAGGAGATAGAATCTATTTCATTCTTTTGTCTTGCTAAAGAATTTGTTAATATGTCATATTTAGCTTTTGCTTCTTCAACCTTACTATTGTATTCTGTAGCTGCATATATTGCTGTAGCAATACCAGTTGCCAAAAGTAAATAAGGATTGCCTTTTGCAAAAGATAATAAGTTTTTAAGCCCTGTAACTGTTCCTCCGATAGCCTTGTTAACTCTTCCTGAATTGGCGATTATTTCTCCCTGTGATGCCGCGAAAGCCTTATTAGCGATGGTAGCTAAAACTATTTTTCCAGTATATAAAACGAACCCAGTTGCTACGGATTTTAATAAAACTGCAAAAACTTCCCAACTCTCTACAATGCCTCGAAGAATCGCAACCAAGTCTTTTAGAACACCGTCATTAGCTTTTCCAATCTCGTTAAACATAACATCGAAGCTATCTTGGAGGTTGGAAATTTGACCTTGCAAAGTTTCAGCTTGTATTTCTTGCATATTATAGAAGATTCCTCCGGCAGAAGTTATCCTCTTAAACACTTCTTCGACATCCTCAAAGGCAACCATTCTATTAGATACCATATCGAAGACTTCTCCAACAGATACCATTCGTCCTTCTAATTCAGTGAAATATGTTGCCAATTCACCTAATATATTAATACCAGCTTCACTAAACTGTCTTAATTCCGTTCCACGTAGATAATTAGCCGCCTTAACCTGGCCAAAGGCTAAAATCAAACGATTCATTTCAACGCCCAAGCCGCTTGATATATCAGCAAGCATTTTTGTTGTATCGTACAGTTTTTCTGTTTCAATACGATATGCGGCCAATTGCTTTGTATATGTAACCAATTCTTTAACTCTATAAGGAGACCTAACAGCTAATTCGACAACTTGATTAAATAATTGGTCAGCTTGATCTTTGTTTTGAAGAATAGCTTGCAGTGCGCGATTCTGTAATTCAAACTCCCCTCGAACCTGCACTAATTTGCCAATATATCCCTCAATAGCAGCTACACTGAAAAGAAGCCCTAATTTACGTTCCAATTGTGCAGAAGTATCGAGTATACGACCTTGATTTTTCTTCAAATTATTCATGCTGTTTGCTGTAGCATCATTAATCGCATTTAGCCTTTGGGTTTCAGCAGTTATTTTCTGTAATTGAACCGTATAATTCTTTCCTGTAGCATTTAACTGTTCTTGGGCACTTCTTAATTTTGCTAATTTATTAATACGTTGGGTAATAGTTCCCTCAGATGCAGCCATAGCTCTATTGTAAGCTTGCATGGCCTGTGCAGCTTGCTGATCTGATTTTCTATTTTGTTCTCTATTGAGTTTTTCTTGTGCTTTAGCCAATTTCTCTGCTTCTGCCGCAGCCTTTTCTTCGGCTTGCGCCATTTTATAAGCTTTCTCAAAAGCAGCGTCCATCATCTTCTGTTGATGTTGTAAAGCCGAACTTCCTGTTTTGAATGAAGAATTTAATTGGTCTAATGCAATGGAAGTATTGCCAATTGTTTTTTTATAATTTTCCCAAGAAGCGGCTGTAGCAAGAATACTCCTTTTTTCTTGCTCTAAAACTGCTAATTCGGCTTGAATTTGCGGAGTAAGTGATTTCCCTGCTGAGGCTTCTTTCATTGTAGAACCACTAATAAATCCTCCTCCTTTATTCTTCAAATTGGCAATTTGAGAATCTAATTTAGATACTGCCGAAGTTGAATCATTTAATAAATTCTTAAGCGATTCTATTTTTTTATTGATAACATCTACGGGAGATTGGGACACTCTATTTAGTTGCTCTGCCACGTTAGCCACGCTCTTAGCTACTTTTTCTGTACCAGATGTATCAAGTTTAGGCATCAAATCTTTAATGCCTTTATTCGCTGTTTTTAATTGTTGCAATAATGGGTTAAGACCATCGGCCATTTCTTGAAAAGCCGACTTCATTAGCTTTTTAGTGTTCTCACTCGTTTTAGCTAATGTCTCTATTTTCTTATCTGTTTGATCCAGTTGCTTTAATACATTTTCTGGTATCTCTAAAATATATCCTTCTGCCATCGTTTTTATTCTTTAAATAATGGGAATCCTAAATCACTTAATAAATCTTCTGCGGAATTGATTACAGTTACATTGTCCTCGCTTTTATTTTCAGGTAAATAAACAACTTGCGTTGAATCATGGGACGCTAAAGCTATTTGAGCCATACTCATTTTCCACATGTATTCGTCTATGGTCACAGAAGGATAAGCTTTAAGAAAGTCAAACATCTGTCCATAGCTTGTCCTGGCTACTATTATTTTTGTTCGTTCATCCTTGTCTTCCTCTGTAGAGCCATCTCCTTGAATATCTGAGTCGAGTTGATAATGTAAAAAAAAACATCCACATTTATCAAATTCAGTATTTCAAATAATAACTGTCCCCATTCCTTTTCATCACATTCCCAAAAAAGGGTTTCGTATACTTTTTTATATGTTACTTCATCTTCAATATCTTCTTTCTTGTTAAGAATAGCCAATGTAATAATCCTACAAACAGAAGGTAAATTAGACGCTAATCCTTTTAACACATCACTATACGATGCTTTTTCTGCTTTACTTATTTTAACTGCTTCTTCTGCAATCATCCACATTACGGCAGGCTTCAAAGACTTTATAGCGAACTCTGTTTTTGACAACTTAACTAAAGTTGGGCTATCTGTCATGATTTGTGCTAAACGCTCCATTGCTTCATCAGAAACAGGTTCGTTGATTGATTTTCTTTTTATATTTTCTTTCATGTTATTACTTATGAAATAGGGGGAAGGAGTTTAATTCTCCCACCCCCCCTATATAGTTAGATGATATTACTTTTTCTCGCTCTTGTTTTAGGAGACAATAAAATAGCGTCTTCTCCGTTCAGGATATTTAGGGAATTAGCCGGAGTTACCGATTCCCTCGTTACCCCCCCACAGTTGTAGGAATAGTATAATTGTAGTCGATCACAAATGGAGTCATAACTTTGCCAGAATCGTTGGTCATCTCCAACAAAGATCCTGTACCAGCTAATGCAATTCGTCCAATAGAGGTACTTAAAGAGTCAATTGTTACAGTTGGGCTCATCTGAACTTTAGGCAGAATACATGCAATGTATTTCCCATCTGTACCCTGAAATACCAAAGCAAATTCAGCATATTTAGTAACATATCCACTTGGGGCGTATACCTTTTTATTATCTGTACTTACTGTAAATCCTAAAAGATCTTTCAATAAGTCGGGCTGCAAATCGGCAATCTCTGTAGCTACAGAATACTGTCCAGCTTGGATATTATTAATAATTGGTGCAGAAGACAATTCATTCTCTACTGGGTTCTCGGTGTTTTCCTCTTGTGTAATAGAGGTTGAGTCTCGGATAATTTCCTCACATTGATATACATTTGTTCCTTTTGTCGTTTCGTCTGTAAAAGGAGTAATAAAAATGTATTTCGGGTTAAAAACCTTCTTCGATTTTGCGGATGTTTTTACAACTGTTGTTGCCATAATTTTTATTATTTAAGCGGTTAAAATTTGAATTTCTACAATATTGTAATGTAATTTAGCATTGGAATTATAGCCTGAACGCGTACCTCTCCTGATTAATTGATAAGCAGGATTTTCATTTGAAAAAAGTATTTCGTTCAAGACAGTTTCCATTTTAGAGAGTATTGGAACGTTTTTTGCGCCAGAGGGCATTGGCTTGGCATATAGCCAAATTGCTATTGTGCCAAAACCATAAGCCGACAAGTCGCGTATCAAATAAGAACAATCAACCAAAAGTAAATCTTTCCACGAGTCTTTTATAACTGGCGGCAATGTATCAAAGAAAACATTTTCTGAAACCTTATTCCCCAACAAGGAATCAAGGTAAGCTTCTATATTTGATATGTTTAACTTATTTTTATCCATTTCCTATTGTCTTTACTTTTGAACCTTTTATCTTCGACGACAATAATGAAATATCATCTCCAATCATAAAGATCACTTTATATTTCCTTTTTAAAGGAGATTCTCCTGCTTCTAATATTCCCCCATAGAACAAAGCAACAGCAACTACTAATTGCATCCCTTTAGATGGTGGATTATATTTAGAGAAAAACTCCTCAATTGACTGTCTTCCTGTTATGTAACGCCCATTAACTTTTACACCCTTATCCGTAGCTAAACGATCTAAAAATCTTGTTGTTTGCGGATATATTTTTCCGTTATAAAAGACTGCGCTACCGTAACTATCATGGAGGTTTTGAGTTTCGTTTTTACTATAATCCGCTTCTTCAAAAGCCTGATGTATCAACTTATCTCCATCGGAAGCCAGTTTCATGGCTAATTGATGTACATAATTAGAAGAAACCTTCATTATTCTTCCTGTGTATAAGTTGTTATGTAAACCGAAACACCTCCTAATTGAGTTGGGAATAAACCAATTACTCGACCTTCGACTGACATTCCAAACATTTCCCCTCTGAATAGCATTCCTTTTTTTATCGTAATGCCTTGTTTTTTATCAAAAGGATAATATACTTCAAAAGCATTTGAGATGATAGTATTATCACTTTTCTTTGCTTCTTGTATATCACATTTGGTTTTTAATACCAAGATTTCCTCTTCGACTCTTTCCGTCAACGGCTTAGTCATATCTATGTCGTATGTATAGAAAGAACCATTGAAAGGATATTCTTGTATTAAGTCTCTGTCAATAATCATTAGTCATATTCATTAATCCATTGT